TACCTTCGTCATCACCGCGTACTTGAGCAAAATCTCTAGCAATCTTAGCAAGACCATCTTGCTTTGAAACTACTTCTTGCAAGTTAACTTGCTGTGCGCCAAATGTACGTACTGATTTTACGTAGTTAGCAATATCTGTTGAGATATCTGTATATGTACCATCTGTAGCAGAAGACAATGAAGGAACATTGATATTTGCTGCAAGTGGCTTGTAGAAGCGCATTTGTCCTACAAATGATTCACCTGAATCTGTAATATCGTCTCTTGCTCCAACGATATCTGTTGAATTTAGTTTCTTTTCAGTTGTGTAAGCTTCGTCTGCATAAGCAGAAATAGCAAGAGCTACATTCTGAAAATCAGTGTTTGTAATAGCCATGATTTTAATTCCTTATAGATAACTATTATTTAATAATTGAATGATCCTAGTTGACCTTTAGCAGCCAACGCTAAAACTTCATCTGTAGTCATCTGAGATAAAGACTTCTTTTCGTCAGTATTAGATGGAGCAGATGGAGTAGTTGTTCCAGCACCGCTATTGGCTTTAACACGGAACAAAAATGAATTATCTTCACTTTTAGAGTAAGATTCAACAAATTCTTGAATTGTTGTACCTGATTTATGAACCCACGAACCAGCTTCATTTTGAACAAGTTGCTCAACAATATCACGCTGCGCCATTTGACGACTGCGCTCATTACGAAAGTCTAAGGTTGCAAGTTGAGAATTTACTACATTATCACGATTAAGTTTTGTATTTTCTTCTTCAAATACTTTTAACTTTGCTTGTGCTTCTGCAAGTTTCATTTCAAGAGCTTCAGTAAGCTTGCCTTCTTCTTCAAGTCTTTTAATTTCAGCTTGTTTTTGAGCTTGCTCAATTTCAGCAGCTTTTTGCAAAGCAGCATCACGCTCTTTAACCATGCGATCCATATTAGACTTCATTTTTGCTAGTCTATCATTAACCGCTTGTTCAATTGGATCATTGTCTTGTTCTTCTGTAGAAGACGCCTCTTGAACAGGTTCTTGTTCAACTGTTTCAGTTTCAGTTGTTTCAGTTACTACTTCTTCAATTTTATTTTCTTCTTCACTCATAATTTTTCCTTTCAAGCACAGCTTGAGTTTGTTTTAATGTGTCACAGACACGGTTAAAAGTCCTATAGGCTATTACAAATAACTATGGACCAATGCCATACCAATCTTCTCCGTCTTTAATAGGAGCTAGTATGTCTTTTCGTGTAATCTTATTTGGAGGGTCAATTAACCCTAAAGAAATGGCTTTTTGTAAAAGCTCATTATAAGATTTTCTTGAAAGACCTTGTTTACGCATTTCACGTAGAGTCTTTCTAATAGTATCACCTTCAAGAGCATCAGCATAGATGGTTCTTAAAGCATCTTTCGCACGTCTTGCTTCACTAATATTAGTAAAGAAAGCATCGTGGATAGTGCCAGTATCAACGTTGTTTTTTCGACCCCACAAGTGGAATCGCCGTACGATAACAGCGTCATTACTGTGATTTCCATTAACACCTAATCCTATTCTAGCATCATTAAGTGAGCCTTTACCTAAAAGCTTACCATCTTCAGCACTAGATTCATAGATGTTAATTATTCGTCTGTTAGTTACAGGGTCTCTAAATTCGATTCTTTCCTGTATTTTTGGACGATATCTCTGTGTTACAATTTTTCCATCAAATGTTACCCATGGTATATCTACCTTTTGAGTTTCATTTACAAAGATAGTTGCAACCTCTTTCCAATAATTAATAAATTTATCAGTAACAGGCGCTCTTTGTGATAGATTTTTTGACATGATCCTAGATATTTCCGAAAATTCTTTTGGACCAATAATCCCTTTTCTAGCATTAGTTAATTTTTCTACAAAATCACCAACATCAGGGTGTATATCTTGAGCTTGTTTTAACAATGTTCTTCCAACAGGCTCATTTTTATTAATTAATTCAACTAATTCTTTTCTGAAAAGTTTTAATTCTTCAACAGTACTAGTTGCACCTAGTCTTTCAGCTACTTTAATTTGACCATCAACTATTCTTAAATTAGGATTTAAAGTTTCTTTAGTTATGACTAAAAAGTCTTTATCTTCTAAAACTTCTTTTAAACCTTTAGAAACCCTCATTGTTTTAGTAGCTGCTCCAGCTCCATAAAAGCCAACCATGTTTTGACCTTTAGCTGCATCTGCTAGGTCTTCCCATGTTAAATTAGCGTCACGTAAAGCAGGTATTTTAAGAAATTCTGGATCATTTATTGTATCAATTGCAACTAAGTCATAAAGTCTATTTTTCTGAGGTGTAGCTAAAACATTACTTGCTTGAGCTACTGCTCTATCTCCTGTAGACAAACCAATAATTTGAGCACCAGAAGAACTAGCGTCATTTTCAATCATTAATTTTGTTCTATAATTGCTTAAAGGTTTTCCCGAATCTAAATGTTTTTGTATTCTTGAATACTCTAAAGCTAAACGAGCCATTTTAGGAACTTCTTTTCCTTTTTCAGATCTAATCAGAGGGTGTTCTAAGAATTCTCTTATTCTACGATCTCTTTGAGTAGTTGATTGAATTATATTTCCAAGCTCAATAACTTTATCTTTGTTTCTATTAAATATAGCTTTACGACCTGCTTGTGTTAAAGCTTCAGTTCCAGGTCCAATCATTGCTCCAATCTGAATTTCTAGTTCGTCTAAAGCTTCAGGAGTCATTCTTATAGACTTTCCAGAATTTAAAAAAGGTCTAGCAACTTCACCGCCTGTAGGAGTTAAATAACCTCTATGGTAAACTCTACTTCTACTATCAATAAAAGCTTGAGTAGTAAAATTTTTATTCCTTTGAGCGTGATATTTAGCAGTAGATATTAGACCGTAGCCTTGTTCACCTCTGTTTATAATTTCTCGTCTAAATTCATTTATAGAATCAAAATATTTTGAATTACCTCTAGGATCTCTAAATCTTACAATATCATCCATAAAAGAAACAAATTCTCTGTCTACGCCATATTCAACACTCATAACATGATTTAGCATAGATGCCATTTCTCTGTCAATTTGTTTTGCATCATAGTCAGCAAATTTATCTCTAGATATAAAAGGAATTCCTGTTTTATTACCTCTTGAATCAAAATAAACTTTTTCATTAGGTTTAACAAAAAATTTATCTCTAGCACTAGTAGTACCTAACCGTCTTGCAATAACAACTCGTCTTTCGGCTTGTTGCAGCTTTAAAATGTTTTTATCAATTACTTGAACTTCTCTAGAAATAGTATCTCCCCAACCACCAGAGGCACGCCCTGTGTCTAAGTCTAAAACACCTCTCCGTGTTTTTCCTCTAAATTGGACTCTTATTATTCCTTGTTCTTGCAAAGATTTTAATATTTTAGATCCTTCTTGGTGATAATCAGCTAGTGTATTTTTAGTAAAAGGAATTACATCTTTAAAATCTTTAGCTAATCTTTTTCCAATATTTATTGCTAAAGCATCATAATCAGTTGATTGACCTGAAGCAATCAATTTTGTAATATTAGTTAAAGAATCAATTGCCTTGTCATCAAAAAAAGTACTAGAAACTCTTTGCTTTTGATTTAAAAATTCTAAATCTATTATGCCTCTTATTTTTGATCTGCCTCTAGAATAAGTCTGAGAAATCCAAGACTCTGAAGGTTCTCTATTATAAATGGCTTTAAATTTATTATAAGCTTTAGCATACATATTATCTTTTAATAAATTCTTTTTAAAAGTTTCTATTGAAGGATAATGCCTAGTTAAATTTTTAAAATATAAACGAGAAGGCGCACGACCTTTAAAGTAAAGTTTTTCAGATAATTTTTTACCTTCTTTAGATCTCCAATTATCAATAAATCTTTGATCTTTTAATTGATTAGCTATTAAGTTATCAAAAGTATAATATTCGCCCATTATTTGAACTTTAGGAACTTCATCAGCAGAGTATTTAACAAATAATTCAGATCTTCTTCGAGACCTTGTGTCTAATAATCTTGAAACGTTCTGAACAGAAAATCTATTTTCTGCCCTTAAAACTGCAGACAAATCATTCCAAGGTTTTTTATCTTTTGCATATCTTTCAAGAACAACTCTTAAATTTTCTATAACAACTGTTTGTTGATTAACAGAAACTTTGTCATCTAAGCTGGCTGCTAAAGATTCTATAAAATCTTTTTCATCTTGACTTAAGAGTTTACTTCTCCTCATAAAATCAAGTCTTTCTTGATACAGACTAAAATCAGGATCATAAATATTATTATTTTTTATTTCACCAGTAAAAGGATCAGCACTGAAATTTCTTTCGTCAAATTCATTCCCTACTCTTCGCCTTGAAGCTGTTTTACCTGCAAGACTAGTACCTTTAAAATCTGTAAGAGAAAAAGTTTTTGAAAAATCATCTGAATCTAACAAAAACAATTGTCGTATATCATCTTTATGTCTAGGAGATCTAATAATTGCACTAGGACGATTTGCTTCTACTTTTACATCCATTTCTCTTAATTTTTGTTTTGGATTGTAAACTGCCGTTGCGTTAGCTGCTCTGTTTCTTAATGCTTGTATTGATAACCCTTTTCCTTTCGGCGTAATAAATTGATCATATTTAAGTTGACCTAATCTGAATAAATTAGCTTTAGCTGCTGTTCCTAATATTTTACTCTGAATATCAAAAGATTGTCTTTTTAACCAAGCACCAAAAGATTCAGTTTTAGGCATAGTGCCTGTTAGAGTCTCTGGTTTCTTTTTCTTTAAATTAGTTTTGTTAATTCTAGATGTTTTTTGATTTAAAAGTTCTTCTTTAGATTTAATAATAGGAACTAGAGAACTTCGACAATTCCAATGTAAAGGGGGTTGAAATCTTTTATCGTTTATTTTGTAAATTTTTCCGTTATGAAAAGAACAAATAGGGCTTGTTCTACTATCTAAAACAGCAGTAAAAACAAAACCACTTATAACATGAGAATTAGCTTCTGCAACTTTAGTTAAGGCTAAAGTTTGAGTACTAGTTATAGAAGTTCTAGTTAGTGCTCTAGCTTGATTTTCAGTTAATTTAGTTGTTTTTAAAACATCATTAATAATTTCATTAGGAGTTAGCCCTTTTGCTAACCCCCCTTTTACTTTTGTTTGAATTCTGATTAATTCACCTGAAGAAATGTTTCTTACATTTTCAGTAATAGATTTAACACCTTTTATATTTGGACCTGTAATTTCAGCTAAAAGTTCTTTACTTTTTGGTCTATTTACCTTATAAAAGCTTTTTAATTCTTTATTAAGATTATCTGCATTAAAATCTAACTGAGAGGTAGAAAATTCTAAAATACTAGATCTTTGATGATTTAAAAGTTCTTTTCCAAAGCGTCTAACTTCAGGTTTTACATCAGCTCTGATATTTTCTTTTAAAACATTTTTTAATTTTTTTCTATGTCTTTGTAGAATTCTTTTATTTTGTAATTGAACATTTTCTTCATAAAGCCTAACATCAGTTAAATGATCTACGACTCTATCGTAAATTTTTACATTAATATCCATCTAGTACTCCATTGAGTAGTTAGAGTTATTCTTCAATATCCATTTCTACATCTGTTTGTTGAGTTAATGGATCTGTTTGTATTTCTTCAATAGCTTCTTCATCACTATAATCAGCAGGTAAAAAGTCATTGTACTTAGCAATATTAATCCAAGTAGAACGACTAATAATTCCCATTTGATACCATTCAGAAACTAAACGCATTGCACCTTCACCGCCAACCATAGGGGCAAAATCACTAGACATTTGAAATTCAACATCTTCAGCACTGTATTCAGTGTTATATTTCCAGTTAAGCATAAATGCTATAACTTCTCTTATAGTACCTGATACTTTAGCGTTAAGTGTTCCTAATTGTGCTGTTTGAGAAGCATTGCGAATCTCTAATGCTACTCCTGAAGCTGCTTGTTCAGGGGATAACATTCTAATTCCCATTTTAGCCATTTCATCAACTGTAGCTGTAATTGCTTTTTCCATATCAGATAAAGCAGCAGTTGGTGTTTCTAAAACAGTTATTGATTCGTCTTTTCTTACTCGTAACCAAGAACCAAGTCCTGAATTAACAACATCTTCAAATTCTTCATCTGTCATATCAGATTGAACAATTGGTGTATAAGTTGCTGCACCATACAATAAATGATTTCTTCGAGACACTTTATTATATAAAGCAATTTCTCTATCAATTAGAGGTAATAATACAGGTTCAACGGGTTCTAAATGACCGTTAATAGGCCATGCAGGTATTTTAGAAAGTCTTTCTCCAAACATAGTTGGAAAAACAGTATTAGTTTTCTTAAATCCTATTTCTGTAAGTCTTTCTTCATATTCTTGTTTGACATCACCGTTAAGTACTTTTATCTCATTATTAGTGTCAGCATGTTCATAGTAATCTAATACTAATTTTCCTTGTTCATCTAAATAATGATCACAAACAGTATCAACATAATTAGGATGCCAAGGATTATCTGCTGTGTAACGTTTAACTAAATAGCGTGTAACTATTCGAGATAAAGTCTTTTGCCTTGTAACAGGATGTGTATCTGTATGTATATTAATTACATTTTCAGCTTCAATAACAACAGGGTAAGGTTTAATATTCATCTTTTCTTCTGGTGTCATTGCATCAAATTGATCAACGCTTATTTCAGGGTAATCAACATAAATCCATGCTCTTGAAGTTTGAAGTTCTTCCCAAAGAGCATTATCTAAAAAATTAAATAAAGAACGACCATCTAATGTAAAGTTATTTTTAATCCAATCATAAGAATCTTCAGGTAATTCTTCTGGTAATTTTAAATGAGAGTCTTTTCTCAGGAGAGCACTAATAAGCACTTTACAGTACTGTGCAGTCAATCCTGGAAGTTCAGCCTCTGCTTTATAAAAGTCATATTGACGTTGCGTCATACTAGGCGAAAATGGAAGAAGTAAATTTGAATAATCATGTTCTAAATATTCATCATGTGCTTTAACATTTTCTTGACCCTGTAAAACGGCTCTAGATTTCTTCCACAAAGGTTTTAAAGACTGATAGCTATCACTAGGATCTGCTACTGACTTTTTAATAGCCTTTGTAGGTTTTGTTAGTTGAACCATTAGTTATTCCTCACCATTTTACTTTATTAGCCCAATATGCGGCACTCATTTTGCCTTTGGCTATATTGGTAGCATGTCTAGCTTTCCAAGCTAATCTACGAGATCTATATTTTTCAGACTCGCCTTCTTTTTTTGGAGAACCACTAACACCTTGAGAACCAAAACGAATAGTTTTTATTTTATCACCCTCTTTAGCAACAACAATATGTGATTTAGTAGGATGATTAGGAGTACGCTTAGGCTTATTAAAACCACTAACTCCAGCCCTCTCTAGGCGAGGATCTTTTTTCTTAGCCATAGCTAACTCCTTTAAAATTAATTGAGGGGGAATTAACCCCCTCTATAAGAGACTAACAGACAATAATCTGTCTCTTTAATTAACCTTTATTCTTAAACGTCAGGTATTTATTCTTTTCCACGTATTACTCTAATCATACGAAGAAATCCATTCCAGATTTCTTGTGGAGAAGGTAATAGCCAACCTAACACTAATAATAATAATATCCAAGGGTCAATCTCATTTATTGTAATTGAATCAACCTTTTCTGTATTCACTTTATTCTCGTCATTTGACTGTTTTACGTCTCCTGATATAGCTTCCACTCTTAATGTTTGATCCGTAGATTTACTAGAACCTATTGTTTGATTATTAGTTTTACCTAATTGAGTATTAGCAGCTACATTAGTTCCGTTACCTCCTCCAAAACTTGGAATCCAAGATAAAGGAGAACAACTTGCAAGTAATAAACTACCTGCTATCAGGAGAACTTTTATAGCTTTCTTCATGTATCACCTTTGTTGGCGTCACCGTAGTTTTTGACTCTTTACCCATCCAAATTCCAAAACAACCTGTTAATGCTCCCATGCAGACCGAAACTAATCCACTTTGTTGAATAGTAGGGTCAGGGAGTGCCATATACCAATGGACTGCTTGATAAGTTAATACTGTAACTGCTAACATCATTAATCTTGGAATTATTTTCCAGTCATCAACTATTGTGTGAGCCATTTTGTTTACCTCATAAAAGTTCAAAGTGAGGTCCATCAATAAATGGTCTACGTCCTTGTGAACGTCTAAGGTCAATGTAAGACATCATAGCGTCTTCAGAAGATCCTGGATAGGAGCGAATATCCCCTTCAGACCAAGCTGCACCCCATTTAATTGCTACACCTAATTCAGTTGCTGCAGCCTTCATAGCGTCACAAAGATCATCGTAAACATTAAGTTCCCAACAACCTTTTCCATCTACATAGGCCATAAGATCTACTGCACGACCCTCTAGATGTTTCGATTTCATTGTTTGAGACTTACCTGCTGCAACAAGTTTTTCTTGTTCTTCAACAGTTCGAAGCCCATAAACAACTCCGAAATCTATTTTAGTTAGCTCAATAGCGCGTTTTACAACAGCTACAAGGCTTTCATCAACGCCCTCTAATTTTTCTAGAGAGCGCTTTCCTAATTTAAAACTCATAATTACTCCTTTGATGGTTCTTTACTTCCACAAACACGTTCATAAACCATGTCGTCTGTGTAAGCTTCAGACCATTTATTTTCTGTAAATGTACAAAATGTCCAAAGATCTTCAACATCTGTATTTAATAAAATAATTGTTTCTTCTTGTTCAATTAATTTTGTTTTTAAATGCTTTATATCATGAACTAAGCCTGATATATACCATACTAAAGCTACTAATTGAACAGCCATAGCAAAAACTAATGCTACAGGTATTTTTAAATCATTCATGTAACTTCCTATTCTGGTGGTGTAGGGAAAATGGGATTTCTTGGGTCTTCTGTATTTTCAGGAAGATCTAATAGTGCCTGTCTGTAGTTAGTATATTCTGTTTGTTTTTCAGAAGTCATACTATTCCATCTTAAAGGATTACTTACTATTGGATCAACATTTTCTATTAAAAGATTATCTCTCATATCTCTTAATATAGCCCAAGATGTAATTTCATTCCATTCCCATTCTTCAGAATCTATATTAAAATTAACAGGATAGTCTGGTTTTTCAGGATATTGTTTAATTTCATTATTTTTTACATAATAAAATTCATCACTAAAATCACCCTCTATATATGACTCGCCTTCTTGAAGGTTTAATAACAGTACTTCTTCTGTACTGGTTAACGTCATTTTTATGCTTTCGTTATTGTAAATTGTATATGTATTCATCGTTTTAGCTCCAAGTATTGTATTCTTGGATAAATAAATCTACTAAAAGCGGCATTTCCACCTCCATTCCCTGTGTTTTGAACAGAAAGAGTAAAAGTAGCACTTCCAGAAACGAAAACTTGAGCACTAAATATAATCGCAGGTGAGTTAATTGCTCCGATATATGCATTATTTAATCCAGCAATATTACTGCCACTTTGTCTTAAATATATATTAAAACTCATCCAGTTAGACATACTTACACCGCTACCACCGCTATTTACAGTACTTACTACAAGATAGCCAGTAACTTGAGCCATTGCACCAGAACCTGATACACTCAATGATACTAATTGACTTTCTGTAGTTGTTGTTTTAGCAATATCTGTCAGAGAGCTACCTGTTGCTAAAGAAGGGAAAGTAACCATATTGTTACCAATTTTAGCCGTTTGAATTGTAGCATTTTGGATTGCAGCATTAGTAATAACAGAGTTATTTATTTGTGCGCTATTAGTAATAATTCCCGAAGTAGCTAAAAGACCGCCTGTAATAGTATTAGCACTAATTTTATCACCTGTAATAGTTCCAGAGGATATCTTAGCTGCAGTAATAGCGTTAGCTGCTATTTCATTTGCACCAACAGCATTAGCTGAAATCTTAGCAGAAGTTACTGAATTAGAACCAAGCTTAGCTTCAGTAATAGCTCCAGAAGGTATTTGAGATCCTGCAATAGTTCCTGTAAGATCTGCAAAGTCCTCTGCACCACCTACAACTTGATCCCATTGTGTGCCTGTCCATTGATATAGTTTACCATCGTTTCTATTAAATACTTTTTCACCTGTAAAAGTACCAGAAGCAGGTAAGCCTGTTACATCTTCAATCGCATAAAGACCTTGAGAAGTAAAAAGACTATAAATACCATTTGCAAAGTCAGGGTCATCAAGATAAGTAGTAGTAGCAGAAACAACAGAAGTAAATGCTGAAGTATTTCCAGTATTATCTACTGCTCTTATATAGTAGTATCTTAATTGATTTAATCCAAGATTAGCTCTAGTAAAAGTATCACCTCTAGTTGTACCTACTAAAGTTCCACCTGAAGTGCTATTTGAAGTATTTTCATAGATTTCAATAAAAGCAAGATCGGCATCTGCAGGGTTAGTCCATTCTAAAGAAACATATTTAAAATGACCTGTTGCTGTAAGTCCTGTAGGAATTCCTGGAGCAGTTGTGTCTCCTCCAACTGTATGAGTTACAGTAGCAAATTCACTAAATCGTCCTGTGTTGCTTACTGCTCTAACTCTAAAAGTATATTGTGTTCCTGTTTTTAAACCTGTTACAACATGACTTAATTGAGTTGTTCGATAAGAACTATAATTTGTATCTGTTGAAACTTTATATTGAAGTTCATAACTTCTAACAGAAGAATCATCTGATGCAGTCCAATTTAATTCAACTGCAGGTAAAAATATTCCATCATCATTTACAAATCCAGTATCAGTAGCAGTAATTTGTGATGGACCTAAAATTTTTGTTTCTACACCTACTCTAGTAGCATAAGACTCATTATCAGCAACATTCCATGCTAAAAATCCAGTATCAAAATGATATCCCGATAAACTACAGGTTAAATCTTCGTTTACTTCAATAGATTCAACTCTAAATATTTCGTTTGTAATATTTTGATCTGTTATACTAACGCTAAAGAAATCTCCAGGTTCTAATGTTAAACCTTGTTTGTTCACTCGTAAGGTAATAGAATACATTTCTCTGGATTGTCTTACCGTCTGCTCTGCTTTTGCTAAAGCATGATAAGGATCACTACAACCTTCAAAAGTTAATTCAGTACTTAATAGTTGATTATTATCTTCAGCATAATAAGTAGAATACACTGATCCTGTTTTAGGTGGCCACGATTTAGAATCTTCTCTAAAGTCTTCATGCTCATTTAAAAATCTGACAGTAACATGATTAAATCTATCATTTAAAGGTGTCCAATTTAATTCTATCGAATCTCTTATAATACTATCATCATCAAATTGATGATCAGAATCAATTAGATTATTTAATTCTGTTTGAGTCGTAGGATACTCTAACAACAGTTTATATTTACCTTCAGACGACCATGTTAGCTCTGCAAGACCCATTGTTTGTAATATGGCTTCAATATTGTCTCTTATTTTAGCACTCGTATCTAATGTAATATTACATTCGTATAATGGAACATTTCTAACATTACTAGTTGTAGAATAAGTAGAATAGTTTCCACCAGAATTACTCCAACTATAAAGTTGACCTGTATCTGTTGCTTGATATAGGTATGCCTCTTCACCGACATCAGGAAAATCAGACTGAGTATCAAAATCTAAAACAGGTTTAAAACCATGAATATGACCAAAAGCAGAAACACCTGTTAATACTGTTGTATCGCAAATTTGAGCAGCATTATAAAAAGTTTCTAAATCAATATCGTTAACAGTTAATCCTTTACCAAAATCTGAATTAAGCATATAGTCTAACAAGCATAAAGCTGGATTATTTGAAAAAGTATAAGTAGAACTTAAGGAATAAGTACCTGCATTTTGAGTAATACTTCTAACTTTTCTACCTTTAACAAAAAATTCTGTAGTAGGTATACCGTTATATTGTGGTTCTTCTCGATTTAATCTATAAACTGCAGTAGCAAAAGCACAACCAGTAAATCTGTTAGTAGCAGGTAATCCATTAGCTGTAGCTAAATTTTCAGCAGTACCGCCTGAATTATTTACAACAATCCTATGTTTAAAATCTTCATTATCAAGATTATAAGGTTTACCATCAATATTTACAAATTGAATACCTTCGATTCCATCTTGACATATAGCGCTTTGAACATATAGAAATTCATGTTTTGTACCTGTTACATTTGATGTGCCAAGTCCTTTATCAAAAATAACAGCATTAGCATTTTCAGTAGCATATGTATAATTTGGTGATACATGATGTTTTACTTCAATTCCACCAAGCATTTGCCTTCCATAGATAACAGGAATAGATTGAGATTCACCTCTAATAGTAACTCTCATACCTCTCCGTTTATCTTGCTCCCTTTTCATTTTTTTATATTGATTACGTTGATACGCAATAGAAGCAATTGTAAGGATTGTTTGAATAACTTTTAATACAGGAGCCATTTAATCCTCCACCTTGTTTGACTGATCTATTTTACCCCATTTAACTTCAATAGCACTATTATCATAAACTTGATCGAAAGAAGTATCTGTTGAGGATTTCTGATCCATTCCGTCTCTAGAAGATACAAAACTATTTATCATATCTAAATCAGCTAAAGCAGAAGTACCTTCAAGTACTACTACTTTTTCGTTCCAATCATTTGAGATAACAGGGTTGTCAACATAACCATAATAAATAGAAAGAACATCTGCCGTATTTGTAATAGGGCTTCCGTTTGAATCAATAAAACCTAATTTTACTTCTATAGGTTTTCCTACTACATTAGCCTCTATTTCTGTTTTCATAGTATTATTATTATCTAAAACTACAACTCTATAAGCTTCTCTGTCTATTACTGAAGAAAATCTTGGAGAATCTACTTCAAATAATCCCCCATTAGCACTATAAGTGTTTCCATCGTAAGTAATGTCTTCTCCGTAACTTGTTAAATAATAAATAGAATTAAAACTTAATTTTATTAAAAAGAAAAATTCTATATTATCAGAAGCTAATATTGTTTGAACTGTATTACTAAAACTTCTCATCCTAAAGCCTCAATAATATTTATATTGCCTGAGTTTGCAAGAATACCGTCTGTAAAAGTAATACCTCTTATATCGCTAACATCTCTATAATATCGTATAGTCGCACCTGCAATTGTTGAATATGTTAAACCAGAAGGTGGTGTAGGATAAAGATTTGAGTTAACAAGAGAAGTTGCATCTGTTTTTACCATATAAACTTTATTATTGCTACCTGTTATAAATGCACCTCTAGGATAATTAACTGTTGGAGGGTTAGATATGCTAATTGCATTACCCATTCCTACATGATTTGTACAATAATAATATAAAGTTCCAGGAGCAGAGTTAGCAACAGTAATTTCTATTTTTGCATTAGCCTGTCCTTGAGTTCCACTAACAGTTACTCCATCTGTATATTGAGTTCCACCTCCATGAGTTCCTCCGCTAGTGGTTGAAAATCTTAATGGATGTGTGCCTAAACTAGAATCACTTAAATCAAAGATATAAGTACTTCCTCTAACAAAACTTAAAGAAGGTCTTTGAACACCATCAATATAATATTGACCACCTGATGCAGTTACAGTATAAGTAGTTGTAGTTGGAGGTAAACTGCTGCCAATTCTGTCATTAACTTCATTTAATTGAGGCATCGTCATTGTTTTTGCAGAATCAAAATCTGTAATACTAGTTAATAAACCTGAAGGTGTTAAAGTAGTAACACTAAAAGACAATTCCCAACGTTGAGCATTTTGCGTTGCTCTTTGTTTTCTAAGAGAAATTGTGTCTGCATCAAATACAGGCTCATTAGACGTAATTGTTAAAGGGGCTAATATTTCATAACCTTCATAATAATATTTCATAGTTCTTTCCTTAATGGTCTTGCGAGTAAATGCACACTAATTTCTCTGTATTTAAGTTTAGTACCTTTTACTACGCCTGAATTTTTTTCATCAGTTGTGACCCAGTGACCATTATTTGCTATCATTGCAGTACCATCAGTATATGCTATATCACCATGTTTAGGTCTTAAATTACTTCTGATTTCATAACCAGAATAAATTGCAAAAGTTTTTAAATTAAGTTTATTTTTTCTTAATTCTATTAAAAATTCTTTTGCATTATTATATTTTAATTTTTTAAAAATTTCATCCGCTTTTGATTTATTATTTCTTAATGCTTTATCATATTCAATAAGAAAACAAAAACAGTCGCTATAACTTCTTATAAAACCTTTATTGACTGTTCTTTCATTAATAATTTCTGTAGCTTTAGTTAAAGCATAATTTATTTCTTCTACATTATAATACATAATAATACCTTAAATATAACTAGGGGCTACCCTTCTTTAACGTCAGGTATTGTAACCCCTAGAAATTATTATATTTTTTCTTGTATAAACATTTTGACTAGCTCGGCCACAATATCGCTTCTAACAATATCTTCTACAGTGAATTCTATTACAGGTAATATAATTCCTGATTTTTCTACGTAGCTACAAAATGTCATTAAATCTTGTCCGTTTTTAACATCTGACTGAGCTGGATCTCCCATCAATATTAATTTAGAATTTTCTCCTAATCTTGTTGTGATAGCTTTTAATTCTTCTATTGATAAGTTTTGAGCTTCGTCTACTAAGACTAACGAATCTTTATAAGATCTTCCTCTAATTGTTTCTATTGGTTGTATTTCAATTTCACCTTTATTTAGCATATATTTGTATTTATCTTTACTAAAGGCTTCTTCTAATACTTCTAACATAGGCATGAGCCACGGTGTCATTTTATCTTGTATAGTTCCAGGAAAATGACCTAAAGTCTTTCCAGTTGGAACATTTGCTCTAGTTATTACAATTTTTTCATAATTGCCTTTTTGATATAACGATGCAACCGTACCTGTACTACAATAAGTTTTACCTGTACCTGCACAACCTATAGTTACAACAATAGGATACATTTGAATAGATCGAATAAGCTTATTTTGTTTTTCATTTTTAGGTATAACATGAAAGCCTATTCTATGTATATTACTTTTTAGAGCATAACGAGATCTTCTTTTTGACATGAAAGTCCTTTATATTTCGGGGAATAACCCTTCTTGTATGAAGAAACGGACTTCTTCAGGATCTAAACCAAGAGAGGTCATTACTTTTGGAGTATGAGGGTTTTCTTTTTGCTTTTCGCAGTAAAAGTTTTGTTTCATTTTAAAAGTGGCTTCACCTTTTTCTCCTATATTGTCTAAATAGAATTCAAGATTATTTAAAACCATTTTTAATATTTCAGTAAGTTCTTCTTCAGATCTAACATTACCTGCTGCAATCATATTTCCACTGAAAATAGCTTTTGCCCAATCAGGTAATTCTCTTTCTTTACTTGCTTTAAACTTTTTAGTACTATCTCTAAACCAATCTAATAACCAATGATTTCGTCCAACAGGGCTAAAGTCATGAAAAGCGCCTGTTACTTTTTTTGGTCCTGCGATAATGTCAAATCCAAATATAGGGGAAGGATCTTCAATATGCGGAAATATGCAAAGATGTAGCATATAAAGATTTTTTGTATTTCTTGCATCTACAATATCCAAATGAGCTCGTCTAAACTTTTTATCAGAATATACGTAGTTTGGCCACGAAAAATCATGCTCTTCTTTTACCTCTGTATATCTTGATAATATATTTAAAATATCATAGTGAATTTTTTCTAAACTATCGAATATCATGCTCATCTGCTATACTCATAAATAAATTAATTGCCCAAAGCATAACTGTGTTAGCTTCTTTTGCTAAACTATCATCTAAACGGCTTCTTAGCTCTTTAATAAGTTCTGATCTATTTTTAAAATCATACATCTTACCTGAACCTACAACAACTTTTTTCATCATTTGTCCACCAAATAAATCTCCAAAGTGTCTTACATAAATATGTGCCATTAAATTCTTTTTAGCTACTCTTGTGTTTACATATCGAATGTAGTCTAACGTACAATCATGAATTTTAATATCGGTTTCTTTTAACTCTATAAAATCTTCTAATATTAATTTTGCTCTTAATACGTCTTCTACACCTTCTAATAACCCTTCTTGGAAGGCTAATTTTTCTAATGCATTGTACATTAAATATTGATTAAACAAGTATTCAGCATAGATTTTTGAG